AAAATCGTGTCATTTTGTCAAAACTAACAAGAACGCCTTATTTTGTTAAACAAAACCCTTTGACAAAACTTTGACGGGAAAATGTCGTTTTGTCAAAAAGAAAGGGAATGCCTTATTTTTAGGATAAAAAGCGGTTTGTCAATTTGTCAAAGCAAAAACCCTTGACTAAATCCGAATTTCGTCTAACATAGGAATACCTATGGAAAGAACCTGATGAAATTTCTACACCGCTTTACCCCAAGGGTCATAAGGGCCATCCTGATCATTTTGGGTTTTGTTTTCGGCCTCCTGGCCTACTCTCTGGCTGCGTCGGCACCCTCTGACAAATCTCCTGTATTTACAAAGGTACCCGATAGTCACCTAGGAACTTACCCACCCTCTGGCAGCCCCCCGGGATTCTATCAATGGTGCAATACCTTGAGAGGGAAGGGGGCGGTTTCTCTTGCCTTGGACGATGTCACATTTATCGTGGTCATAGACTGTCCTTCCGACATAAAAAAGACATGTGACTAAAAACCTGGCGTGTGCCAGGTAGTGCCCTTGACGGGCTAGTCGTCGGGGAAACCCCCAGCCATTTTCTTGTGGAGCCAGGTGAACAGCGAGATCAGGCCCCAGATCACCAGTCCGACCAGGAATAGGAAGATGAAGAAACCTTTGATCATGGCACCATCACTATCTCGTATTTCTCTGGTAAGACCGTGTTGGCCTTAACGCTGGATATCCCCTGAGGGGTCTCCACCGCCACAGGCTTCCCCGTCAGACTGGACACATACACGATCGGCGTGTCCAAGACTTTGCTCACGGTGTGGAACAGGCTCAGGAACACCAGACCCGACACCAAGACCAGCAGTAGCCACCCCCACAGTTTTGCTGACGGGGGCTTTTTCTGTATAACCATCACGAACCTCCAAGTACTTATTCCAGTACAAGTTTTTGAACCTACCTCGTTTGTAGTTAGTAGGACCAGCGTTATAGGCTATGACGGCAGCCTTTTCCGAACCCAAGAGTAAGTAGTAGCTTCTCAGCAAACTTACTCCGGATTGCATATTTAGGACCAAGTCGAATGGTCCCCTATTAACTTGCATTATCCCGTTAGAAATCCCATTCCTTGCTCGTGGCTTGTAATTGCTTTCTATGCACGCAACTGCAAGGATGTCCTCCAACTTAGGGAAATCAGCAAACGACAAGAGAGCCGCCAAGGCCACGACCTTGTCAGGCGGGGACTGGCACCTCGAGTTTGCGGGAAGTGATTGGCTTTCTACCGGAGACGGAGAAAAGCTGGACAACAGAGCTGCCAGCAGTGTGGGTAACAGTTTCGTCAGAGGGTTCTCCTTGAGCGTTTTCCTCGATCCAGCACTCGGCCATCTTGTGAACAGCCATGGTTACCACGCTGGTGTAGGGCTCTTCACAATGAAACCTGAACTCCGGATCGAGCTTGGCCGTTGCAAGAGTGCGGCCGATGCAAGCTACGTGCTTGGGATTTCGAGGGTCAAATGTGACCATGTCTTTAGTCTTTAAAGGCATTGGGTACTCCTGAATGAAAGTCAAAGAAGGGTTCCTTGCACTTTCCTTATACCAAATTAGGCTGGCATAGTTAATAAAGACAGACTATTATCTTAGTCTTCTACGGGTGAATCTTTTAGACTCCAAATGAAGTCTATCAAAATCTCTCGACTACATATCAATTTCTCCTCTAGCCTATCTGCAATACGTCTCTCGATCTTCGAATTCGTCAGAAGGAGCCAATATCGGCAGGGGCGGGTTTGACCTATTCGGTGAATACGGTCTTGTTGCTGAAGGAAAACTTCAAGAGAGAAGTTTAGGGAATAGAAAATCTCGTCTGACACTAAAGGGTCAAAGTCTGGAACAACGTCTACTTCTTCCGAGTCAGTTGTTCCCATGACGGTCACGCCGTAGTTGACCTTCTTAGCTTGAGCAACTAAAAACTGGTAGGAGGGGTTTTGGTTGAACTCATTAATGACGTCTCCCACGTCTTTAGTTGCTCCTGAGACAACCAGATATTTAATCGAATGACGATCGAGACCGTTTTTGATGATCTCCAATTCGGCTGACATATTAAACCAGATAATTGCGCGTCGATTTCGTTGACGATTACTATCCAGTCCTGTTCCGTCAGCTGCCCTTTGCTCACAACATCCCGAATCCAAGCTACGGGGAAAATCGCCCGAGTTCTCTCTATGGAGGATAAGTGAGTCAGGTTCGCCAGAATGTAGTCTAGGCCCTCGGTCGACATCTGATACGACGTCTGCAAGATGCGTTTCTCCGGAGCCCTGTCGAGTCTCTGCCTCACCGGTCCCTGAGTTGAATTCACTTGAAAAAATGAGAGAGATGAGTGCGTCAAGTTTAGGCTGTTTCGGGAATTCATAGGAGTGTCTACGTTCAGCCTCTCGTCGCGTACCCCCGTTAGCCACTCGCTCTGAAGATTTAGGAGGGGTCCTCTTGGAAGCGGCCATGTTTGGGGAATTTGAAGCAAAGAGCTCATTTAAACTTTCCTCTTCTTGATCTTTATAGTATATGAATCCGTTCGAGATCTGATTCAACTTTATGAGAACGGATAGTGGATTGTCGACTTCTATCTCCACCCCCTCCCCGGCCTCTGGCAGAGGCAAAAGGTAATTGGTGGCTAACTGAGAATAGCACTCTCTTTGTCTGTCCCCCATCTGAACATACTTTCTATAGAAAGTCTTGGGAGGGAGATCTTTCAACCACTCTTCTTTGGTCATTACGATGCCGCAGCTAGCTAGCATCTCTTTTATCTCGGGGACTTTCCTATATCCGATGGTAATGAACCTGTTCTTCTGGCTCACTAAGGCGTACTCTTCCCGAAAACGGGAAAACGACTCCCCCACTAAAGAGGGTTCAACAAACCTCAAGGGAGCAAAAACATCCAGCGGAGAGTTGTTAACCAGAGTCCCTGACATGACAGACCTGTAAGGTATGCCTCTGGAAAGCTTTGTAAGGGCCTTGGTTCGCTCCGTTGCGGGATTCTTAATCAACCCCTCATCCACAGCTATGAAATCGCTCTGGAGGCCTTTTAGAGACCCTGCCAGGCTAACAGCCTTGTCGTAGTTGACTACGACTAAATCGGCGGCTGTAGCGGCGTCCCGTTCCTTCTCCCAGTCAGTGGTCTTCACCACATAGACGGAAAGCTCGGGCCTATGTTTGAGAGTTTCTTCTACCCAGACAAACATCAGGGATTTGGGGCAGACGATTAGAGACTTCTTGAACTTCATTAACCAAATGTAGTCCAGCGTCTCTTTCGTCTTACCTAGCCCAGGTTGACTTAGATTCAGGAAGTTCCCAAATGTGTATGCAAACCTTAAGGCAATCAATTGATGCTTAAGGGGAGCTGTGTGAAACTTAAAGTCGGCCGGGATTTGGCGTATTTCGATTGGATCTTCGATCAATCGCTTTATCTCAGCACTATACCTTATGTTTTTGAACCTGCTGGACAACCGAGTGTACAGGTTGTAAAAAACGTTATGTTTATTGGGGCAGAAAAAAGTTAAACCTTCTCTCAGCAAACCTGGAAACGCAGTAAGCTTCTTTCGTTCTAAAGGGTTTTCTGGGCTAAAGAGAATGAACTCTTTGTTGGCGGAATGAACGATGATCACAACACTATGACCCCGCTAAATTCGGTGTCTCGTTCATCTCGGAACCTTAGCATCACAGGGTGTCTTGGTAGCAAATCCGTGGGCGGCATAAAGTAGTATTGCACTATTTTACCCAAGTATGAGCTTTTGTTCTCCCAGATATGCTTTCTTAACTCTTTAGTTAAGCCCTGCCCGGTACCGATGCGTATCGGTAAACCGGTGTACAGGTCTTCTAGGATTAAGGTGCCTAGAGTGTTCGCCCCCACCTTGTTCCTAGCGGAGCTACTACGAAAGGTTCTACCCAACTCATTTACTAAAGCAGGGTTGTTGTTGATCATCAGCTCTTCAAACCCTACAATTCTTCCTTCTGAATCCTGGTAGGGTTTTAACTTCATCAGATACCCTTCGGCGTCAGTACTCCGCCCAAACTTGTAGGGAGAGTCCAGCTTCCGAATCATGGTCCCTTCCCATTTCTCCTCTCGGAAGGCTTCGTCACAGGCCACGATCTCATCCCAAGAAGAACATATGAAAATGGGGACTTTGAGTAGAAAGGGGAACTTGGAGCCGTGCTTGTCAAACCACTCACACAGTTCGTAGTTACGGTCTAGCCAGGGCGTGGAGTCGTACTTGATGAGGTCGAAAACCAGATACGAAAAGTTAGGGGTCCCCTCGTGACTCATAATGGCACTGGTCGTCTTTACAAAAGCTTCTGACCCCGTGGCCGCAGATCCTATAAGCTCCCCGTCCATACCCTTAAATAGAGGGTTGCTTAACACCTCTCGTACGTGATGATTTGGAACCTGCTTGAGACTACGAGTCAGAGGGATGCCCTCCGGTATGCAGCAACGAATACCGTCGATCTTAGGAGAAACTGCTACCGGACATTTGGTGTTTTCCCGAGTAGCTTTTCCAGCCAACAACGGCCTAAACGATTGTGTCATCTTCTCGATTTCCTGTTATGAATTCTTTGCCGTCGCTAAAAATGAGCGCTGCCGCAAGCCCTCTTCCTTTTACTGAACTAGCAATGTCAAGTGCTTGGTCTATAGACTCACAATTTAGCACTACTACGTCGCTATACAATTCTTTTAGGCGAGGGGCGGGTACTAGACTCACCAGGGATCTAGGCGTTAGGTCTAAGGAGGTGTCATACAAAACTACAAAGATGCCAGACCTTAGGCTTATCCTGGCCCAGCTCTTGAGAACTTCGCCGTAGCTAACCCCTCTAACCTTAGAGACTAAGGCTCGGGCCTGCAAACGATCTTCACCCAGGCGTAACCAGTAATCTCGGAAATGCTTAAATGAAAAACCGAAGCCGTACGAGTAAAAAGGGGCCTCCGCCCTTGTACTGGATCTTAGCCAAAACCAACACTGCCAGAGTATCAAGTCGTTGTTGTAGGAGAAGGTGATACCCTCTCTGCTTATGGATAGGTGCATAGTTATAACTTTTTGTTTAGGTCATCACAAAACTGATAGATATCCCTTAGAACAAAAGCTAATTCTTTTGCTTGGTCATCTGTGAGTGACCCCATAGGAGACATTTGATTCAAAACCAGGCCTACCCTGACACCATAAGACCCCAGAGTCTCGGCGTACGCGGTCAGTTTGCGATCAGAGATCTTCTTCCCTACGAGTTCCACTAGTTGCTCTATTTGTTGTACAAACGAGTTTTTAACTAGAGGCCTTTCATGTAGGTACTGAAGTTCACGAGTGGGGACATAAGAATCGTCCCCTTGTAAAAAATTCCGTATTTGAACGTTATCTTCGATTGTCAGGTTTAGCATTATAGGCCCGCTTAAAAAATATAGTATACCACAATTGGCTAAGGAAAGGGCCGCGGGGGCCCTTTACTCCTTACGCAGGAGTCGCGTTGGCGGTGGCGTCAGATTGACGCTTGCTCTTGACCACAGCCGTGGCAACGGCAGCTGCCATCAGCACGCCGACGGCACTGAGTTTCTTGGGGTGGGCCTTGACGAAGTTGGTCGTCTTGTTGGCGGCAGACTTGATGGCGGTTGTGAACTTGTTCATTTCGAAGACTCCTAAAAGTGTTGAACATGTATTAGATCAACCATTGATCCTCTACAAAACACTTATACCAATTCGCGCATCAAGTATCTAACTTTTGTAGGCAAAAAAAGACCCCGAAGGATCTTTTAGGCCAGGCCCAGACTTACATCTGGTTACCGGCCGTGGTGTGGTTCTGCTGCGAACTCTTGCGGTCACGCAGGGTATTGACCCCGGCGAGACCCAAGGCCCCGATCAGCATGCCGGCGACAACGCCCAGCTTGCCACGGTTGTTGCCAATCCAGCCGCCGACCTTCTCGGCCTTCTTGTGGATTTCCTTGTCCGCTTGGGTCTGCGCGTTGTTTGCGTCGGCTTCGTTTGCTTGGTTTGCTTGGTTCATGAAAGACTCCTGATGTGATGATGATGCACCTTCCGGTGCGGAACGAGCGGGAGAGACGTCATCTCTTCCACTTGACTTATACCCGTTCGTAGGACCGGAATCTAATCCTGCCCTACGAAAACGAGTAACGACCTTGCCTTTTACGGCGCGGTCCCTTGCTCTGAAACAGGGGTCAAGGTTGACCTGCATTTCTGACTCGGCAAACTCTTCCATTGCCCTGGCCAGCTGGTCAGCTATGCTTCCCTTGTTTGGTCCCGGTTTTCCACTTCGTGCTACTGTCATAAAGGCCTCCGTATAAAGCTTATACCAAAACACCATTCGGCTCTTTAACTTGACATGTGGCTACAGTACCCGTTAAAATATACAAATAAACACTAGGATGATTAATGGATAACTTGATGCCTTCCCTACCCCTGACAGCCGGAGCAGGGCAACAACCCAACCCCTGGTTTACCGTAGCTAACCAGTTCGTGCCGAGAAACCTGCACGATGTAATTCGGTGGGCCAGGTACATCACAATCCAGTCCCCAACTACCTCTGAGGTCATACGAAAGCTGGCCACGTACCCTATTACAGACTTTGTAGTTGATACTGAACACCTCGCCCTTAAAGCCAGATACGAACACGTAATTCAATCACTTAAACTTAAGGAAGTTTTACAAGACGCCGGGTTTGAATTTTTTACCATCGGTAACGTATTTCTTTCCCTATACTTCCCCATCATCAGACAACTGGCGTGTCCTACCTGCGGCACCACCTATGCCGCAAAAACTGCCAAGTGGGCTGTGTTCAAGCAGTGGGAGTATCACGGGGAATGCCCTATCTGTCGTTATAAGGGAGTCTTCCGCAGAATCGATAGTAAGTCGTCGTCCATTGATGACATGAACCTGGTTAAGTGGACCCCGGAACACATACTCGTCAACCACAACCCCATAACTGGAGAGAGCGAGTACTACTACAAGATCCCAAATGCTATTAAGCTTAAGATTCAAAAGGGAGACAGACTATTCGTTGACACGATCCCCTGGTCTTTCGTAACAGCAGTGAGAAACAACCAGGATTTCAAGTTTGATAAAGGCAGTCTCTTCCACCTTAGAAATGTCTCGTCTGGGGGAACAGTGGAGGGAATAGCCGTGCCTCCGCTTCTGTCCCTGTTTAGCCTAGTCTTCTACCAAGCTACTCTACGCAAAGCGAATGAAGCTATTGCTACGGAATACTTGAACCCTCTGCGGGTGGTGTTTCCCCAAGCCCAGACAGGTAATTCTGACCCGGTAGTAAGCATGAGCCTGAGAAACTTCCGTTCTAACATGGAGGATGCTCTGCGTCGACATAAACAGGATAAGAACCATATCGTTATTGCCCCCGTTCCCGTAGGCTATCAAGCCTTAGGGGGAGACGGTCGCAATCTTCTCGTGGCTCAGGAAATCTTACAAGCGGAAGAGAGCATTCTCTTATCGCTCGGGGTTTCCAGAGAACTGTTAAGTGGCACCACTAACTGGACTAGTTCAAGCGTAGGTCTTCGGATGATGGAAAACCTATTGACATCATACGTATCCAGAATTCAGGATCTAATTAACTGGATTACCTCTCGAGTTGCTGGATACCTGTCGATGGAGCCGGTGGACGTCAGTATGGTTCCCTTCAAACTGTTAGACGACGACAACCTGAAAAGTCTTATGTTGCAACTGGTGCAACTGGGTAAAGCGTCTGAGAAAACCCTTTTCGAAGAGTTGGGGCTTGACTGGAACGACGAGCAGGATAGAATCAAAGAAGAGCTCGTTACCCGTTCTAGACTACAAGTGGAGTCTCAGTACGAAGCCGATCAGGCTCAGTTTGTTGCCGCCAAGAAGGCGGGAGAAGAGATGGAAGGAAACGAGGAGTACAAGAATATGCTTTCCAAAGCTCAAGAAGTGGCCGAGAGCTTGTACCAAGCCGACGATGGAACTAGACGAAGCTACCTGGCTGAACTCCGAATTGAGGATTATTCTCTATACCTAATGGTTTCAAAACTGCTTGACGAAGCTCATTCTTCGGAAGAGCACCAACAGGGCGTACAAGCGGGCAAACAGGCCCTTAAGAATGAACACGCTCAGAAGGGACTGGCTCCCGGTCAACCTTCCCCCACCGGTCCCACTAACCCTAACCAGTAAACTTATATGTTCCCTTCAATCGTAACAAACGAACTTTCTCTGCCAGCCATGGCCCCTTCTCAGCAATCCAGGACTGGACTGGAAGGGTACACCATTAAGTACATAAAAGCGGATATGGATGACCTCGCCGCTATGTCGGAGCTTCAAACCATCCTTACCCAAGGTCTGACCGGTTCAGGAGAAATCGTCATTCTGGACCGAGACAAATTTACGTTTATGGACAGAATGTTTCTGATAGTAAACTATGCAGAGAAAAACCCGGATTAAGCATGGCCAACCTAATACCAATTTATTCGTCCCCTAAGAAGATCAACGAGGACGCCGACAAAGCCCTGGTCGACAGTCTTCATAAGACGTTCCCTATTGAAAACAAGAGCTACATTTTACAGGTAGATAACGTAACGGCCCATCCCAAAGAGTTTTCGAAGGTGGACCAGAAGGACGCCATCCTGAAGTCCAAGTCGCTCGTCTACCCTATTAAAGGGGACCTTACGCTGATCTCTAAAGCCACCGGGAAGCCTGTAGACCACGTCAAAGATTTTCCTTTGATGGACGCCTTTCATATAACCGAGAAGCACTCGATTATGTACAAGGGTAACAACTATACGATCGCAAATCAACTCCAACTGTTACCGGGAGTGTATACTAGAACCCGGGAGAACACCGGGGAACTAGAGGCTCACTTTAACACGGGCAAGGGTGCTTCGTTTCGCATAGTTTTAGATCCCAAGATCAAGGTGTTCTTCATAGAGGTTCACACCTCTCATACCCCTATAGGTCCGCTCTTAACGCAGGTGTTCGGCATTACGCGCTCAGAAGCCTCCGCCTTTATACCGGAAGACGTGTGGGACGCCAACATAGAATACACGGCTGGGAAAGAGGACAAGATCATCCGCAGCCTTTATTCTCGGCTTGTCTATACGAAAAACCCCAGCTCTTCTGTCCCGGAGATGGCCGTTGAACTTCGTAAAGCTCTCGAGCAATCTGAGTTAAACGAAGACACCACTAAGGCAACTTTAGGTAAGGCGTTCTCGGGAGTAACAAAAGACGCCGTGCTTCATACGCTGCGCAACCTAGTAGAGGTTCATCGCGGAGACAGACAGGAAGATAACCGAGACTCTCTTCAGTTCAAACGCGTTCAGAATCTCCCCGATTATCTGAGAACAAGATTCGCCAAAGAACACGATACCGTTCGCCGGGTAAAAAACAAACTGACTTTTGGTCTGGAGAAGATAGACGGTAACAAGCCCAAAATCTCGGACGCGGTTCCCGCAAAGCCTTTCAACAAGATCTATTCCTCTTACATTCAAAAGAGTTCTTTGATCTCTACTCCGTCGGAGACGAATCCCATAGAGTCGTTAGAGAACGTAGGAAAGGTAACTGTCCTAGGCCCACAAGAAGGGGGTATTTCTGACCCTCGTGGAGTGCCTATGGCCGCTCGAAACATAGACCCTTCTCACTTAGGTATCCTGGACCCGTCCAGAACCCCTGAGTCGGGCCACGCCGGTATCGACCAGCGGTTCACAATCTCGGCCCGTAGAGACAAAGAAGGCAGACTGTACTCCAAGGTAGTGGACAAGAACGGGAAGGTCGTACATATCTCGGTTACGGAACTGATGAATTCTGTCATTGGGTTCCCAGACCAGCGGTTTACAAAGTCCAGTATGGTCGAAGCTCAAGATCACGGTGAGATGCGCAGAGTACCTAGGGAGAAAGTTGATTACTGGATCAACGACGCCACAGACCTTTACACGGTTACGACCAACCTGGTTCCCTTCTTGAACTCGAACCATCCAGGGCGATTAACCATGGCTGGAAAGTCCATACCTCAGGCCCTGTCCTTGGTTACCAGAGAAGTCCCTTTGGTTCAGACTTTGGACGAGCAACGTAGACCGTTTGTAAAACAGCTAAACGCTCTTTTGGCCACTCCCGCTCCTGCGGCAGGGGTTGTCGTAAAAGCCACCAACTCAGAAGTTCACATAAAGACGGACGATGGGGAAATCGTCAAAGCTAAGGCCGTTAAGAACCTACCTTTTAACATGAAGGGGTTCCATGACGACGAGTCCCCGCTAGTGAAGGTTGGAGACCGCGTGTCGGCCCTACAGCCTATATTTGAAAATAACTACACTCGGGACGGCAGCCTAGCTCTAGGGAAGAACCTCACAGCCGCATACATGCCCTACAAGGGTTACAACCACGAAGACGGTATTGTGATTTCAGAATCGGCTGCAGCAGGGCTGAGTTCCCATCACGCCTATAAGGTCGACTATGAGGTCAATCCTGACACAGTAGCAAGGAAAACCCTACTCAAGCGGTACTTCCCGGACAAGTTCACACCGGCTCAGTTGGATAAGCTGGACGACCTAGGCTACGCCAAGGTTGGGGCAATCATGAACCACGGGGATCCTGTCTATGCCGTCTTGGAAAAGCGAGAGCCTACCCCGGAAGACCGTCTCCTGGGCCGACTACACAAGAGTCTGGTCAACCCTTATAGGCTGGTTACAGAGTTATGGAACCACGAAGAGAACGGAGAAGTCGTCGATTCTCATACGGAAGGTCGGGCCATTCGTATTCTTCTTCGAAGCATTAAGCACCTCGAGGTCGGTGACAAGCTAACAGGTTTGCATGGCAATAAAGGCATTGTGTCCTTGATACTACCAGACAACGAGATGCCTACAAACAAGACTACAAACAAACCGGTAGACTTGGTGCTTAACCCTGCGTCCGTTACCTCTCGTATAAACCTGGGGCAGATCATGGAGACCGTAGCAGGTAAGATCGCCCAGAAGACAGGAAAACCCTATCTAGTGAAGAACTTTGATAAGACCAGTAACATCGCTCAGTTGAGGGACGAACTAACCGAGCACGGCATCAGCGATACTGACGAGCTTATTGACCCTAAGACGGGTAAGAGCTACGGCCAAATTTTTAACGGGCCCCAGTACATCATCAAGTTGTACAAAACAACGGACCAGAACTACTCTGCTAGAAACGTAGGTGGGTACGACAACATGCTCCAGCCGACTAAGGGCGGGGAAGAGGGCTCCAAGAGCGTTGGGTACATGGAAATGTTAGGCTTGCTAGGTTCTGATGCTCGAAAGAACCTGAAAGAAATTGGAACAACGAAATCTCAACAGAACGAAGAATATTGGACCAAGTTTATACGGGGTGAACCCCTGCCTAAGCCTAAGATGACGTTCGCTACTCAGAAGTTCTTCGACTATCTGAAAGCCTCAGGTATCAACGTTAAGATGGAGCGAGGAAATCTTGTGGCTGCTCCTATGACAGACCACGACATCCTTGCACAGAGCAACGGAGAGATTACTGGAGCCGAAGTACTGAACGCGAAAAATCTAGTACCCGAAGACGGCGGACTCTTTGATCAAGTAATAACTGGGGGTCTAAAAGGAGACAAGTGGTCTCACTATCGGCTAGCGGAGCCCATGGTTAACCCCATCTTCGAGAACCCTGTAAAGAGCTTGTTGGGCCTAAGCACTGCCGAGTTTGAAGCTATTACCTCGGGTAAGTACGGCGTTCATGACTTGGGAGGTGGGATGTTTAAAATAGTAGACACAACCACGGATAAAGAGATCCGGACCATGAAGGTGGGTACATGAACAAATACTTAGAGAAAGCTGCGAAACTTACAGATGTACAAAAGTTTCACCGACTTATATTCACCGGACTAGGGGTGGGAGCAGGGACCGGAGCCGTAGTAGGATACCGAACCGACGAAAAAACCGTTGGTGGTAGGAAGCAAAAACTATCTAAGTTTGAAAGACTTGGAAATGCGGCGTCAACGTCTCTCGCGGGAGCTTACTTTGGAGGGGTCGGGGCTGGCCTTTTGGCCCCAAGAAATTGGAAAAACGCGCATACGGAAGAGAGCGCTAGAAGATTTAGAGAACGCTACCAACAATACCGAGGGGGTGGTAGCGGTGGTAGCGCTGGAAATACCTATACATCTCGAACCATACACGATATTCATAAAGACCTAGGTGTTCCGAGTGGTTTCAAAACCAAGTCCGAAGCTACTAGACACTTTCGTAAAGAACGTTCTCGACTACACCCCGACAAGCACGGCGGTAGTCACGAACCTTCAGCTAAACTTAACCGGGCCTGGGACGAGTTCAACGCTCACCCCCAAGGCTTTACAAAGTTGGCAAACGCCTACCTTCTGAAAATCGCAGGATTGTAAACTAAAAAAAGCCCAGACTATCCTGGGCTTTTTCACAGGTCAGACTTGCCAACCAAGGTCTTGTTGTATGCGACGCCGCAGGTCAGAGGGAGAGCTGGCTTGTGCCTTCAGGCCACGGGCCCCGGACTGAGACAAGGGTTCCGGTCCTGAAACCACCGGAATGTCCTCCGGTCGCACCAGAGCCGTTGAGATGCCAGCGGGGGAACGTTGCTGGGTTTGGACGGAAGCAGGGGAATGCATAGAAGTCCTTTCATCGAGAGGGTAATTCCTCTCTACCCTCTTATACCAAACGGAGCGTTAGGTCTTTAGCTTGCGAGCGAATAGGGAAGGGCCGAGAGCCGTGCAAACCTTCGCAAGTGAGTCTGAAAACCCTATTATGGAGTAGGTCCTCCGTTTCAAGTCGTGATCGGTCACGTCCCGACGAAGGGCTCTCCAGAAAAGAGTCTTGGTACGAAGATGACGGAGCACAACATATTTGCTTCCGTCTTCCCTCTGCAAGGTAAGTCCCAACAACTCCTGAACGCTGGGAGTTTTTGAGCGCTTGGGGTAGATGTCAACATCGCCTCGTGTCATGGTTTTTTCTCCGGAAGTTGAACAAAAGTGGCGGGATCGACTTTCTGAGGTTGCGGATCCCCGAGGGTCAACAGAACCGGCAGCAATCTGACGAACTCTTCGTCGAAAGACCACATGGCATGGTTCTCTATATCCCACCAGAAGTTCGTTGTACGAGGAAAAGTGGGAGGGACAATGAAGAAGTTAGACCTCTCCTTCAATGGGAGCTTGTCCGTTCGCATAGCAGAGAGGTAGTCCTTGTATCGAGCCAGGTCGTCTGCAGAAAAACGATGGAACAGAAAAAGGGACTTTCCGTCTTGAATGATGTTTATCTGAGACACCTGAAACTCGGACAGGTTGGCCCCAATGATGTTCAAAGATCGGGCTGGACCAAGTTGAAACTCCATTGATCCCATGAAATCCAAGTAAACCTCCTTACGAAAGGTCTGCCGGACGTAGTCTTTTGGTCTTGACCGAATTTCGGCCCTTTGTATCAAAGAAGGTGGTACTAGCATGTCTTGGCTCCTGCGAGTATTAGGTTAGTTGTATCTATCTTATACCAATTCAGGAACTTGTAGTTAAACTACAGCCGTTTGTCACTTTGAGGTAAAATACCAAGATGGATAATAACGAACCTCTAGTATCTGGCGAAGCCTTCAAGGCCATGCTTGCTCACATTTCCCCTGACCGGATGATCCCGAAGATCGTTGAGGAGGTGAAGCAAACAAAGTCGGCTACTAAAAAAGACGCTCTGATAAAGAAGCTCAAGTACTTAAACGGCTTGAAGACTTCCGACATGGAAGCTAAAACCGCTTACGTCATACACCACGTTCCTGTTCTCCCTCCGGTAATGAGACCTAGTACTCCCATGGGCGGCAATCGGTTAGAGCACGCCGACGCCACGACTCTGTACAAAGAGCACATTCTGGCCAATCAAGGTTTGGCCAAGAGCATGGAGTTTCTACCCGCCTCTTCGCTAATACAGGAGCGGGCCAAGTCATACGAAGGCATGAAGGCCGTTCTAGGGCTCGCAGAGGCTCTGAGTCCAAACTCAAGGGGTCGGGACGTCAAGGGTCTGTTAAAGCAGATATCGGGCGTTAACGGGCCTAAGGGAGGCCTTTTTCACAGCAAGATACTTTCCAAGAAGCAGGACTTCTCCGGACGGGCCACCATATACGCAGAACCGAATCTAGGCTTCAACGAAGCGGCGGTGCCGATAGACATGCTGTGGACCATGTACAAGTTTCACATCCTACGAGACTTGGCTCGTCAAGGCTACGACTACGTAAACTCTACGAAGGCCTGGGAGACTCGTAACGCCGCCGCCACGGCCAGTTTCAACAGGGTTATCGCTAAGGTCCCGGTACTGATAAACAGAGCCCCGACTCTGATGAAGAGTAACGTTACGGCCGTGTACCCGGTCCCTATCAAGGGCAGTACTCTCGGCCTCAACCCTGCTTTATTACCTTTATTTGCAGGGGATTACGACGGGGACGCATTAACTATGCACGTTCCTATGAGCCCTGAAGCGGTAGAAGAGGCGAGAACCAAGCTGTTACCCCAGCATCAAATTCACGACTATAGAAAAGGCCTAGGTCAGTCTATCGTGGCACCCGCTCACGAAGCTATTCTCGGCTCCATGGCTATGACGGATCCTGATCATAAACAGCCGGTCGTTAAGTTCAAGTCAGAAGCGGACGCTCTTGCGGCCCTAAAGGCGGGGACTATAAAAGAGAACACTCCTATTGAAATAACAGGCTGAGCCAGAGGACCTATGAATAAGTATTTATGTAAGCTAGCCGAAACAAATGACGAAAAGTACGCTAGGAGATTCGGGGGTTTAGCCGGAACAGGGGTCGGAACCGCAGTTATAAACTCGGCGTACCACAGAGGAGATCTAACTGGTAGAGCAACGTTTTATCACGGATCCACAAGAGAGAACACCGAGAGAATAAAGAGGGAGGGAATTGTTCCTCGTAAAACTCGAGGGGTTATTGACGAAATTAATAAGGTCAGTCCGTCAGGGGCATTTGCTAAAAAAAATCAAAACCTCTCCTTTGCGACAAGGTCCAAGCTAGAAGCTTATTCTTATTCCCATCAAGCGGACGCCATAAAACACCACGAATTTTATAAATTTAGAGCCAACCCCGCGAACGCTTTTGCGAAGATATTTGAATCTAGACTCCGGGATGTAGGGCGAGACAGGACTGGGAGAGTGTCAGAGATAAATATACCTACCTGGAGACAGAGCGTAAAAAGAAAGATCGTAAGGAATCCTGAATTAGATAATGCCGTTTTTTTAAATCCTTTTGACCGGTACGAGCTTGACAACAACACCTTAACTCACAAAGGCACCCTAAACTCCCGCTACATAAAAGGTGGTCGAGGCTATAAGGGGAACTCAGCAGGGGAGATATTGAAGTATATCAAACTGAACCCTGGCAACTTTTTAAAGGGATTGGGTAAGACAGGGGTTGGAGCAGGCATAATAGCCGGATCTGCACATTTAGCGTTTAGAAAACCAAAACATGACAAATAAGTACCTAGAAAAAATAGCAGCTCGGGCTAGTGCCCTGGGCATGCTGCGTTCGGGAACCGACGTGTACCAGCTACACGGGGCCGTAGACAAGAAGAAGAAAAAGAAGGCTCAGGCTTCCGCGCAAGCAAGCCGCAAGTGGAACCGCGCTCCTGTTAGAAAGAACTAAGACATGGCTATTACAACTCCCGGGGCTCTGTTGATCAAAAACATGATGCCTACCCAGGCAGCAAAGGATAACTTCAACCTATACAAACCTCTGAATAAAGGAGGGATGAAAGACCTCGTCAATATGCTGATTGAGCATGGGGGCAGCACTGGGCATGAGACTATAAATAACTTAGGTAAGTTGTTCTTTAACAAGGCCACTGAAATAGGCTCTACAACCCCCTTGTCCGACTATGACAATGATTCGGACGAGAGGCAGGCTATATTCTCGGAGTTCGAGACTAAGGTGGCCGAGATTCTCAACAAGAAACTGCCCAAGATGGAACAGGCAAGAGAACTAGACAAACTTTCGCAGCTAATGTCGGGTAGACTGTCTAAACAAAACCTGGAATACATGGTTTCTAGAGGCTCTACTGCAGCCCGAATGGCGATGACTGGTGCTCGGGGTAACCCTGCTCAGCTTCAACAAGGAACGGCGTCCCCTTTGATGGCGCAGGACGTCAGAGGGGTTCCCATTCCTGTCGCGATCAAGCACTCGTTTGCGGAAGGCCTCTCTAACGCGGAACACCTGGCAATGAGCTACGGAGGAAGAGCTTCGACCGTTATGTCTCAGCTGTCAACGGAAAAGCCTGGGGCTTTGTTCAAGGAGCTGACCCCGACAGTCTTCCATGAAGTCATTACAGAGACCGATTGCGGGGCCAAGACGGGCGTCCCGATTCCTCTGTCAGATAAGCTGTCCTGTTTGGGTCGATACGAGGCAGGAACCAACCGCCTAATAGACAAAGAATACCTAAAAGACCTTCACGAGTCAGGGAAGGATAAAGTCATAGCTAGAAGCCCTCTGACGTGCAGGACTCGACAAGGCATATGCCAAAAGTGCTACGGCCTTAACGCAACTGGCTCCCTACCCCATATAGGCCAAAACGTGGGCGTTATCGCCGCTCAGTCAGTGTCTGAAGTTCTAACCCAAGCTATGCTGTCTACCAAGCACCAAGGGGGGGTGGCCGGTCGGCAAAGAAACCCCTATGAGGAAGCTGACAACATTCTTTCTAACCCTAAAAACTTCCAGGACGAGGCCCCTGCGGCTACCGTTAACGGCAAGGTTGAATCTATTACTCAAACATCCCTGAAAGACTGGGAAGTTACGATTGCGGGCGTTAAGCACTTTATCTCCAACATTCAAGAACCTTTGGTTAAAGTTGGAGACCAGGTTCGTATTGGGGATCAGTTGTCAACAGGAACTGTAAACCCCAGAACCCTAACGGCCTTAAAGGGAGCGGGAGCAGGGCGAGTGTATCTGGCCAAGAAGATGAGGGAGATCTACTCCCGCAACGCTCAGTTGGACCCCAGACATTTCGACGTAATTTCCAGGAACCTCATTCGCTACCAAGAAGTAACAGACCCAGGTGAGAGTGGATTTATGCCCGGTGACAAGATTGAAATCGGCCAAGTAGAAGATCACTTGGAGAAGAACTCACATAACCTCGAGCTACACAAAGCAGAAGGGAAGACCTTGGCTTCTGGGGCCTTGGACCTGACCGCCGGTACCATCCTAACAAAGAATCATCTGGACGACCTGGCGTCTCACGGGCTGACTCATGTAAACGTAAGCGACTCTGGCCTCAAGGTGGCCCCTCTAGTCCCCGGTTTGGCTAGTTTAAAGTTCCTGGACAAGAACTGGGTGTCTAAGCTGTCCTTCAACCGTTTACATAAAACAGTTCAAGAAGCCGCCGCTCTAGGTCAGTCCTCCCCGGTACATGGAACGGAACCGATAACCTCGTACGTCATGGGGACGGAGTTCGGCGAAGGCGAGAAGGGGAGGTACTGATGTCCAGCACCGCCACCTTAGCAAGCCGAGGAGCTGCGGTAAAAAACGTCAAGCCTACAAAGGATTTTTCTCGAGTTGAGAACATTCGCGATTTAACCAAAGAGCAGTTAGAGTTCTTCCCATTCCTTAAGGAAGCCCCAGACATCATGTATTGGCTTATGGCCACATGGGGGGCGGAAAGTGGGTGGAATCTCTTTCACCCCAAAGGTCGGCCTCCTAATCAAGTTTTTAACTCACTACACTATACCGCCACCCCTCCTCAGAGGGAGTCCATATTAGGGCTGGGTCCCATATCCTCCAGGGGGACTCTCATAGGGAACGGGTATCAGTACTCCGACGTCATTCAGAACTTATGGAATGATCCAACTACGTCAGTCCAAGTTAGAGAGAACATCAAAGAGGGGTGGTATCCTCACGGCATAACCGCGTGCATGGGGACGTATCACGTTAGGGGCTGTTACAACAACCTGGGGGAGTGGAGATTCTATCCGGAAGCGGTTGAGCGTATCAACGCACTTGGGTTAGAAGTTGACCCCGGTCAATCCATTTCCCAAACTTTGTTTCCCGTAGACGACGATGTTTGTCGAAGACGCTCCATTGCGTCTGGCATGATCATCTTCAATTTCAAATACAGACAGGCCCTTAAGACCAACGGTCCTAACGGGGCCATTCAGGTTGCCCTGGCCACTTTTTTGGGCAAACTTGGGACTAGCGATAGAAACGGCGTAACTCCCGAGATGAGAGTTCGTCAACTAAACGCTAGAGGGGGCGACATTGTTTCAGTTCTTCAGGCAGTTAACCTACGTCGCTCAGGGGAAACCGTAGAGCTGTCCAGAGGATTGGTCAGCCTCGATGACAGACAAGCGAGTGACCGAGCCGCTACCAGGGTGGTAAATACCCCTGCTCGACCCGCCACTACCAATTCTCAGGCCAACGGCCAGTCTGCCAAAACTCCAGGTTGTTCAGTAACCTGATAGTATCAGGCTCAGATTATTGAGCTAAAATACGAATGGAATTAAACGTTTAAAAAGGTCAAGCATGGAATTATCAGAACTCGCTCTTGAGAAGTTACTACAGCTATTCCCAGAACTAGCTAGCTATATCGTCTCTTTCAGGGACCTTACCCAGGAATCTGGAAAAGAGGAAATGGGCTTAAGCGTAGGCATGTTCATCCTTAAGTTCGGGCCCACCTTCTACTACCTCCCGGTGGTGGCGAAGAATGGAACCGTGTTCCCAATCGACTCCATGTTTAACGCAGAGGAGGGTACATTTGTGCCTCTCACGAAAGCGTATATGGACAAGATCGTATCTGAATCTCACCTGCAGTTGGGCGAGAGTGCCAAGACCCCTTCAACGGTAATTAAGAACCCCAGCGTATACGATCTGGTTACCCCGCCTCGTACGGGGAAGTTTGTGTACGCGTCCTCATCTCGTTTAGTTGAGTTTCTTGCTCTTATGCCCAACATGGTCAAGCAGGCTATGGTGGAGAAATTCTCAGCTGACAAAGAGGTTTATTCGACCCTCCATAGACTATTCGGTCTGGAAAACCTACTGGCTGCTCTCAAGCCTACTGCCGCTCCTATAGCTATTGTCCCTAAGCCTGCCGTGGAACTAGTGACTACCGGTCACGGTCTTGAAAACCATGTAATCAAGGACATCCTGGATAAAGGTTACTCCCTCAGGGGAGAGCATACGACGGAACGAGTTGCAGTTCTCGCTAACGATTATTCCAAGCTCGGTCCCCTCCATCAGCTAGGTGGAGCCGACATGGGCCACGCATACGACATCGTCATGAGAAATGCAGACGTGAGATCGGCGTATGTCCCTAAGAGAGTAAGGGGAGCTCCCAAAAAGCCTGCCCTGTTCTGCTCCAATTTCGGAACCGACAAGAGGGACGACGTCTTCATGATTTTTGAAAATGGAGACTACGTTGTTTGTGACTGCATGGTGGCTCGCGGTGAGGCCAAGGACGGTAAAGATATCCTGCGTAACCTGTTTGCGAATAGATCTCCTCTAACACCTAAGACGGTTGAAGTAGGGGACAAGGTAGCGGTCTTCACCCCGGACATGGAACTGATCGGGGCGTATCGCATAGATAACGTTGTCGACAGTATTCATGGCGTTACTATAACAGGGTATCGAATGACCCCGAGTGGTTCTCCCATGGGTCGGGCTACTATAAACGCCTATAGAAACTGTACTACGATAGAAACCTCCGACGAGAGCAACATCTTTATACCAATCAACACCTTGATGGTCTCCCTAGGCAATGACATCAGCAACAAGATTGAGGTCAACGTCAATGCAGCTATAGCCAAACTGGAGCTAGGCACACTTGAGGCGCTTGGATCGGCCGTTGATATGGGCTTTGACGGAGTAGAGTTTACATTTGCCGGTAAGCCTATCGGACCGGAGATTCGAATGATCGAGGTTTTGGTGGCGGGCGAAGGCATAGCTCCCGATAAGGCTGAGTCGTTTATTAAGCAAGCAAAAGAACAGCGTCACATAAAGATCTATCTCTCTAAGAAGGCAGACTTCGAACCTGGGGAAATTCCTCAGTTTGGCGTCAATCCTCCCGAGCAGATAAACAACTTCGGTGCGGATGCCGACGGCGCGTTTGCTAATAACTTGCGTGCTTCCGTAGACACACAGGATCCTCAGGTTATTGAATCCATGGTCCTGTCCGAACTACTACAGGCAACGGACATGAAGCCTATGGTAACCGAATACTTACCTGATATAATGGCGGCTATTGACAAGCTGGGTAGAACCCTCTTCCTGGCTCGTCTGAACATAGAAAAACTGGCGCAATCTCAAAACTCTAATGAAGTGATGAGCTTTATCTCTAATCTCAGGAACGTCTATAGACTTCTGGGAGATAACGCTATCAAGCTAGAAAGAATGGCGAGTTCTCCAGAAGAATCTACGGAAGAAGCTAATTCAGTAAAGTAAGGATACCATGGCGAGCGAAAATGAAAAAGCTCGACTAGTTAGAAACAGCAAGAGAGGTATCGACAGTCGAGTAGACGAAATACTAGATAATCCCGAAGGACCTTTGGCTAAGTTACATAACAAGGCTTTAGCGTCCTGGGAGAACAAGCTACGTAAGTCGTACATTGAAGCCGCCAGAATGGCCACCGACGACGTTGAAAGAATCTCTTCAGTAATAGAGATTCCTGTAGATCAGTTAAAGTTCTACTACGATTTCTTCTTTGATATATCTGACTGGGATAGGCTGGAGAAAATAGAACACATTGAGAAGCTAGGACATAAGAACAAAAACGAAGCGCTGTTAAAAATGTGGACCCTGACTCAGGGTCTTGATTTTTTGGCGTGGAGACTGGGCAAGAAAGTATCCATCTCTCCCGTAGAAGGGTTGATTGATCTCTTTTCGACATGTATGTTTAGGTCGAAAGAGGCGATGTTTAACGGGGCAGGAACTGAAGCTGGAGAACAGAGCATTAAGTGGACGAAACAATCGACGGATATTGCCAGATTGTTGAAGTCATGGGTCATGGATTCCAACCAAGCCAAGAAAGAGTTGGAGATCGCTATTAGAGAAGTTGTTCCGGAGTTTGAGGGGCTTGATGCTCTTCTACAGGAAGACCAGAACGTACTAAAATCGATAGAAGCAGGTTTAGAAAATGTCCCAGCTCCAGTCGAGCAGGACTTCATAGGAATACAGGAATTACGAGATGATGACCAAAAGGGTGAGCAATGAACTTTGAACTAACAAACGAGAGTCTGCAGGACTTGGCCGTTAAGTGTGTAACGGAATTTATGAACAAGCAGGCCTCTCTGTCCGAGGCCATAGCTAAACAGGCTATGGACCTGGAACTAAATCCTGAGCAGACCAGGCGAGTTATCGAGGCGTCCAACACTATAGCCTACCTGCGCCAATTAGAGAAGTCGGCAGACCGAACTTTCGAATTCGACGTGGCCGACTACAACCACGTAATGGCTCATATGTGCATTCCGGATATGGACAAGACTGCGGGGGAGTTACCCCCGTGGCTAAAGGCTAAGGACGAGGACAAGAAGGAATCTAAGGGCGAGGACAAGAAAGAGTCTAAGGACGAGGACAAGAAAGAGTCTAAGGACGAGGACAAGAAAGAGTCTAAGGATGAGGACAAGAAAGAGTCTAAGGACGAGGACAAGAAAGAGTCCGACGACCCTGAGGCCGACGAGCGCGAGAAGAAAGCAATGCTAAATAAAGCATACTTTGTTGCAAAAGCTAACCTGGAGAAGATGGCTTATGACGAATCTATTATTTATATGGAACTTGATAAGCAAGCTACTCTCGTTTCTAAAGATCCTTTCGGCAATGAAAAAATTGCATTCGTGGTGGAAGAACAAGATGCGCCGAAACTCCTGAAGCTATGTGGGCTAGAGAAGGCTGCGGAAGCTAACTCGGTGTTTTTAGACTTGGAACTGAAGAATGCTAGAGAACTATACTCTCTGTATAAGCAAGCTTGTTCTTTCCTTGAAGAAAAAGCTGCCCTGGAAGACTTCGTGAAGCGGGCCGAGCAGGTACTTTTTCACAAGACCGCTAACGTCGAAAAACTGGCATTCGTAACGGCCATGGCTGGAGGTCTGGCTAAAGGGCTAGGCACCGTAATAGGTAAATCTGTAGGGTTGGCTGGCCGAGGTGTAGGTTCTACTGTAAAGAACTTCGGAGCCTTTGGCAGAGCAGCTAAAGCAAATAATTTTGGCAGCACCGACGAGGCTGTGAAAGCATTCGATAAAATAAAGAAGACGGAAGGTACTGCAGCAGCCAAGGCTAAGTTTGCAGGTTCTAAACCCAATGTTCTTGTTCACAGAGTAGGTATCGGGGGAGCCCTTACTGCTACTACTGGTTTGAGCGTGGAGCACGCTAACAACGTCAAAGACATATAAGGAAACAACATGTTAGATAAGATTCGTGCTATCGCACTAGAAAAACTAGGTTCAGAAGAAGCTGCCGATGCGTTTGTTGAGGGGTTCGTTTCTCATACAATGGAGAAGAGTGCCAGCTTTAGCCAGTACGCAGGCCAGGTCATGGGAAATCCTAATTTTCAGAAAGTAGGTTTCGGCCTCGCGGCTTCCCTAGTGGGGGCGGGTATTGTTAAAGGCTTTTCGTCTGGGTCCAAAGCAATAGAAGGCCACGCTCTTAGAAACAAATTCGACATGGCATTGGCTCAGGTGATGTCTACAAATAAGATCGTCAAAGGTGCTAACCCTGACCGAGCTAAAGAATACGCGGAAACCATGTTCCGTTTTGCCCCTCATGTGGCCTCTGATCCCAATCTGTTAGGATCAGTTTTGTCTAACGCCATTCAAGGAGAAAGCGTAGACGCCAATACTATCAAGATGTTGGTGGACCTCGAGGGCCGTTATGTTGACAATAACCGACCCAGCCCTCTCCTCGGCATCAAGTCTTGATCTCCTAAATGCTAAAGCTCCTAGATACCACGGCGTTTTACGACACCGCCGAACCTCACGTTACTCTCCTGGATCTAACCAGAGAAGTAGGGGGTTTGGAGAAGAAGGCTGCCCACGAAGAAATACAAGCCTATTTATCCACCTTGGCTCCTAAGCCGGGGTATACTTATTTGCACATAAACGCTATGACTGCAGGGGAGTATCACGGATCAAACAGGAACGCGGATTTCTTTCCCGAAGAAAACCTGAAGAAGTATTACAAGACCTTTGAAACTAGTCCGGCTTATGTTTACAGATCTCACATTAACAAAGATCCGGCCAAATCGTACGGCAAAGTGATTTTCTCAATCTACAACGAGCGCATGCACCGAGTAGAGCTAATTGCTGAGTGTCCCGACGAACAGGTTGCTGATCTAAACGCCAGGATTCAAAAAGGGGATTTCCCAACTACGTCAATGGCGTGCAAAACCCCTGCGGACACCTGCAGCATATGCGGCAATCGAGCGCATACGAGGCAGGAATACTGTCAGCACTTAAAGTACGAGCTTAACAGGCTGTATCCGGACGGCAGAAAGGTGTTCGCCGTTAACGATCAACCTCTCAAGTTCTTCGATATTTCTATCGTAGTTCGGCCTGCGGACGTCAACAGTTCTATTCTACAAAAGGTGGCCTACGACGGCACCGGTATAGGCTCTGCTGAATTGGCAGAGATGGAAGGTCTGACGGAGGACGGGTTTCACAAGAGAGCTCAACTTAAGAAACTATCTGAGCTGATAAAAGAGATAACCGATGGCTGCTACGTCGTAGGGGCTGAGACGGTCCCCGCCAATCTCCTAGGTGTGGGGGCTGCGAAGGACCTACCTCTAGCTTTGGTCCATAGGCTTCATCACTTCGATCTAAATCACGTTCTGGCTTCTATGGCCGATCACGCTATTTCCCCGTCTATTTCTTTTTTAGCTGAACTGATCGCTCGCAAGAAACTAGGCGAGGGCTTCGAGGGGATAGGTGAGATTGTGGAGGAATATCTGCATTCCGTTCCGATGGATCATCAAGTCCCTGTACTAGACATACAAGAACCAGAAGATAGGTCCGAGATCGTTGATTCAATAATCAGGGCTTATGCTCATGAATCTTCGTTGGCTCCTGCTATGGTTGAGAAGAGGGCTTCCAACATCGGCTACAACAATAACGGACCAAAGATAGAGCCTACTCAAGCCGAATTAGCGGAGCAGCTAAATCTCGCTAAGTCTCTCTCGTCCGACCAAGCAGCTTCCGTTAGTTACGCCAAGCTTCTCCTAGGTTTGGGCGGGGCTGCTCTATTGGCCAAGTACTTTATCACCACCCAGATTGAGAAGAATCTGCGAGACAGAGAACGTGGTGCGCAAAATACTGTTAAAATACCAATAGTAAAACAAGGTTCAGAACGTCTGGTTGCCTGCCAGTTGGCAAAGATTGCGATGGTGCAGTCTATGCCTAATAAAGACAGGCAATCGGATAAAGGCCAGGACGCAGCGAGAACCGGCATCTCCGTAACCCGTAGAATCCTGATCAACACCAAGTCTAAGATTGGTGGAAAACTAGCGGGACTTTTGAGACTCTTGTCGATAGGTTCCAAGATAACTAACTTAGGCTAAGGGCCTAACATAAAAAGGTAAAACAAATGACAACTTTAAATCTAAACAGTCTGATCGCCGATCTTGAGGCCTCTACCGGCCTACAGAAAACCGCGTCGGATGCTGGGGCTGACGTTAAGCCTGCTGTTTCGCAAGAACTGGCTAGCATTCTGGAGAAGAAGGCCTCGGACGATCTGACCAAGCAAGCTTTCGCGCAGGGAGAAGCTCTGGCTAAGGAACTTCTGGCCAAGCTGGCTAATGAAATAATTGAAAACGATGCCGCTCTAGTAGCCGACGACAACAAGAAGGTTGTGGACAACGCTACTGGTGGAAGCGTCGAAGGCGTTCTGCAAGCTACGGTGGACCAGGGTCTGGCTGGCGGAGCTACTACGGACGACAGAGTAAATCACGAAACCCAAATTACCGGAGTGGAAATTCCGGGTGCTCCGGTGGACGGGGAAAAACAAGCTTCTACAAATAAGGAAACAACTGAAATGAACAAGACCGCTTCTAACCAAGACCTGGCTAAGACCATCATGGAAAAACTAGCCCAGGAATTCACAGCCCAAACTACCACTCCGGCCGCCGCCGAAGTAGTTGCTGCTGCTCCGGTGCCCAACATGATGCAACGTGATACCGCCCAGATGACGGCGGAACACGACGCTATTGTGCAAGGTGTTGTGCCCGGTGGCGACGGATCTGTGAACGCTCTGTTCGAGACCATCGTAGCTAAGGCTAAGGCCGAAGGCGGCCAATCGGACGACCTGATTAACGGCCCCGGTGCTGTTCAGGAAATGCACACTCAAGGTATCGATGAAGCCCGTGAGAAGGCTGCTGCTGTATCGGCCCTGTGTGACGAAGGCATGGACTTTGACACCGCCGTGTCGCTAGTGAAGCAAGCGGAAGAAGAGCTCCTGGCTGAAGCCTGGGAACAAGAAAAGAAGGCTGCCTTCGGTATGCTCCTGGATCAAGGCGTGGACTTCGACGTGGCAGTTAACCTCATCAAGGAAGCCGAGCAGGACCTGATCGACCAAGCTTCTAAGTAAGGGGCTGGCGATGAATATATTTCTTAATCATCTAGAAAAAAAGGCTAAGGCTGATGAAACCCTTCGTGGGATTATTTCCCCTGCTTGGCAAGAAAATCATATAGCCAAGAAGCACGGAGAAAAAGGCCTGGAGGGCGTAGGCGCTAACGTCAAGAAACATCTAACGGGGGACCTCCGAGTAGTCGGAAGATCCTTTGTGGAGGGTGCGGCGGGTGGCTGGCTTGGCCGGGCCGCAGGGGCTGCTGCGGGCAAACTCGCCAAAAAAGACCCCCGAACAGCCGCTGCGCTAGGAGCCATGAGTGGTTATTATGCGGGTGCCGTACACGGCCAAATTAAATCTCTGAAAAATCAAGCCGCTGAAGCCCATGCCAAGTACTCGGGTCAGGAAAAGAAAGCTGCGTATGACCAGCTTATCGAAGCCGGACTTAATTTTGACGAAGCCATAGGGCTTATCAAGGCAGCTGAACAGGACCTGAAGTAATTTACAGGCGCTACAACTATGAGTAAATACTCCTCTGTTGAAAAGAGAGCCGCCTTCGAGCAACTTACGGCCACTGGCCTAAACTTCGATCAAGCCCTCGCTCTTATCGAGAAAGAAGCTGGGGCGTTCGGAGCCGCCCGAGGAGCTTTTAAGTCTACAGCTTCTATGGTGGCGGGCAAAGCCAAGTCATTCGCTACAGCCATAAAAACTGACGGAGCTAAATTGCCGAATCAGGTCAAAGCGTTCACTACTGGTAAGACCACTCTGAAAGGAACACGGTTTTCGACCCCAGTGTCCGTTGACAAGATGACGGCTGGTAAAGCCCTAGCAGGCAACGCGGCTCTTCAAACCGGCGTAGGGACTATGGCTGCAGCCGGTGCTGCTGGCGCGGCTCTAGGTAGCCGTGGTCCGAGAGACAAAGAAAAAAGAGCTTGCGTTGAGCAGCTGGTAAATAGCGGGATGGATTTTTCCACGGCTGTTGAGCTCGTCAAGCAGGCTGAAGAAGAACTGTACGGCAAGTAAATGAACAAGTACTTAGTTAAGGTAGCTGCTTTGCTCTCAGACGAGAATAAGCAAGTCGGTAAGACGTTTGCGATTCAAACTGCGGCGGGCATCCCTGCCCATCTTCTCGGTGGCGTGGTAGGGGGAGTGGCCGGAAGTAAGTACTTGTCCGGAATTGCAAAAGGCATCAACTCTAGCGTGGGACGAACCGCTGCCAGGGCCTATAAAATGGGTCCGTTGGGTAAAACAATAGGTCGTAAACTGGCTAAAGCAAAAGGCGTTACTGGAGCTACTCTAGGAGTTGGGCTTGGAATGTCTGCTATAGGAGGCTTAGCCGACCTTGCAGCTTTAAAACATGGATTCCATGGAAAGGTAAAAAATGAAAATAACTGACTTGCTAGTCAAGGCTGCGGAACAGGAAAAACTCGCCTGTGAGAGCTACGTGACTGAGTTCACCAAAGCGGGTATTGTGAGCCTGGTTAAGGGCGGGGTTCCGTTTGAGAAAGCGGCTCAACTGATCGGAGAGGCTTGCGGTACGGACCCTAAGGTGGCCAGTTTTAAGACCAACATATTGACCTTCGAAAAGACGGCTGAATATATCGCCGAACTCGAAGAGCAAGTCCAAGAACTTACGAAGGTGGCTGAAGAAGCTACGGTAACAGTTAAGGCCTTGGACGAGAAAGACCCTCTGAATAAACTAGCGGCTGCGGGTTTCTCACCTGAGGAATTAGCCATGATGGCCCACCTGCCTAACGACCTGATCGAGAAAGTAGCGAACTCCAATGCTGCTCCTTGGGAGATGGGCGGGGGTGCTGGCATAGCTAGGGAAAAGACCGATCCGTTCCTTGAGTTCTTAGTGAACTGAGGGGGACAAAATGAGCAACAAGGTCTTACAGAAACTTGCCTCTAACCACGCAATAGCTGGGTTAATTTCCCCAGCTTGGCAAAAACACAAAATAAGTCGGGACTACGGGGTAGAGGGGGACAAGAACTGGGGCCAAGTTTTAGGTACTCATGTAGGCGGGCGAGTTAGACAAGTACTACGAGCAGGGGTCGAAGGGGGCCTCGCTTCTGGCCTAGCACGGGCAGCTATAAGTCGTGTCAAGAAAGGCCCTGTGGCGATAGCTGGTGCGGCGGGGTCGATTCACGGTCTAGTTGCATCTGTACAAAACCAGGATAGAGAGATGAACGAAGAGGCAAAAAACAAAAGTAACAAGTACCTCCTAAAAGCGGCTGAGGCCGTTCAAGCCCACTACCACGTTGTTAGCACGTCTCGAAAAGACGAGCGTGATATTCGTCGAGAAAATACCATTCTACAAGCTAACAGACTACTTCGTGAAAAAGGCTTTACTCCTAGCTTAGATGACGGTCTTCTAGCTCACGAAGAAGCCACACATCTGGATGATTTGGTAGATAAAACGCACGAGAGCCCTAACTACCCTCATGGCAGAGTTTTTCTGTCAGCCTTAGCCGGAGGTCTGGCCGGAGCCGCAGGCGGAGGAATACTAGCCAAGCATCCCATAGGGGCTATTGCTGGAGGCATCGCTGGGACTGTTGGAGGTGGAGCCGCTGCCGGCAAGCTTCTGTACACTGAAGCAAAACGTAAAGCAGACGAAGAACATCAAAAGACTCACGAAGAGAATTTGATGAACTACCTGCGTAAGCGCCATAAACCACTCGACTAATTTAACAATTTTTTATCACAGTAAAAAAATCGAATTAAAATACGTATGTAAGAGAGAATTTAGAGAGTAGTAAACACAAGGGTATTACTCTCCAAACAAAGCAAGGAGCTTAACGGCTTCTTAACAAACTAAGGAAATAAACATGAAAATGGAATATCAAGCGGAAATCCTTCGCGGCTGGCCAGCAGATGGTGCCCGTGAAAGAACCGAAATTGTGACCCAAGGTGCTCTCCTAGTTAACGGCGACGTTGTTTGCAAGCAAGCTGACGGAACGGTTAACAAGGTTGGTTCCACTAAGTCCAAGCGCGTGGGTCTGGTGATCCGTGGAAACGGTGACTCTGGCTCTGCCGCTAATGCGATGGGACGTTATACGACCCCGCAAGCTACGGCTTCTATCACTGCTACCTGGGCTGGTGGTCTTCTGACCGTTACCCACACGGCTCACGGTTTTGCTACTGGCAACTCTGTGACGATAGCTGCTACGGCTGGTTCTGGCACATTCGCCAACTACAACGGCACATGGACCATCAAGGTCGTGGATGCCAACACATACACGATACAGATCGCTACTAACAGTGGTACGATCACTACGGGTACCGCTCAGCTGACTGGTGTTTCCAACTCCGGTAAGGCTGTGGTTCTGTGGGGTAACTATATCGCTCGCGTCTCCAACTTCGCTGCCGGCTCTTGGGCCCCTGGCGTGGCGGTGACTGCTCAGAACGGTAAGTTTGCAGTGGCCAGTGGTCAAGGCAACGCTGACGGTACGTACACGGTAACGGCTACTAACACCATCGACCCAGAAGTGGGTTACTGCCTGAATGTGCAGGGTGCTACTGCTACCGAGACCGCCCATGTAGTAATTGTCGCGTTCTAAGGAGTACAAGAAAATGTCATACAATACCGAAACAATCAACGCGCAATTCATCAACCAAGCTTTCATGTCAAAGCTGGATGCTGGTCTTGAAAAAGAAGCCGGCGTGGCGATGAGCGCATTCGTTCGTCAAAAGCTTCGTGAAGAAGGCTTTACCCGTAAGATCCTGGAACCCACCATGGTTTCGGCTGCGGAACTGGACCGTCAACTGACGGAAGAGCCGACGGTTATCGTTGAGAAGGAACCGGACTCGGTTGCTGCCAACCTGCCGTTCCTGGGTCGTCCGGAACCCCGTTACTTCACGGGCCTTCGCTACCCTGTGACCTTCCACAAGATTCAGTCCGCTGAATTCAAGAAGAGCAAGTTTGAACTGGCTACTTACCGTACGGACATCCGTACCGTGCTCCAGGAAAACAGCGTGAAGGACCTGCAGAAGCAGGAAGACGAGAACTTCTATAACAGCATCCTGGCTGTGGCGCAAGCTAACGGCAAGATGTACAGCGTGACCGGTGGTTTCTCCGTGTCTAACCTGATGGAAGGTGTGAAGTATCTGACGAAGAATCAAGTGCCGGTGGGCTCTATTCTGATGACTCAGAGCATGTACGCTGACTTGATCAAGCAACCGTCCACTCAGTTCGGATCGCCCTTGGCTTCCGGTCTGGCCAGCGGTGAACGTAGCCTGGATAACTTCTTCGGCTTCAAGATCATCACGACGAACAAGAACGACATCCTGCCGGATAACAGAGTTCTGTTCTTCACAGCTCCGCAGTACCTTGGTCAATTCTACATTCTGCAAGATGCGACGGTTTTCCTGAAAACTGAGGCAGATATGGTGAGCTTCACCACTTACTCCGCCCCGGGTATTGGTATCGGAAACATCAACGGTGTAGTGTCTCTGGACTTCTAAACCTACCTAACCAATCGGTTAGACTAAAAAAAGCCCTGTTTACACAGGGCTTTTTCTTTATAGGACCAGTTCAAACTTAAGCTGCCCACAATCGTAGACTTTTACGTAGCCCTGTGACTCACAAATCTGAGTCTCGGTAAGAGTTTGGTCAAAGACTTTACCAAATTTAGCTTCTAATTTGTGTCTCTGAAAATCCACGCGGTTGTGTCTTTGTTGGGCTTTACACCAGTAGTACCCGGGATCTGAGGCCCCCAAGAGCTTAAAACCGTTAATAAGGTATACGTTTCCTGTTGACCACCTCCTATCCGCGTAGGAGATGATGCGTTTAGCAGTAGAGCTTTCGCAGTAAGCCTTTAGCAAACGGCTAAATCCCCCTACTACAGACCCCCTGCTGCAAAATCTTATAAGTTCAACGGAATCTATAGATCCGTCGAATCTAGGCTTTCCAAAAGTCATAACTGCTTGTATTACCCCACTATTTGGTTCTACGAGAGCGTAGTTTATACTCGTGGCTTGTCCTTGTCCTTGTATGTGCGTCTCGGTTATAAACTCTTTGATTTTAGCCCAAGGTAGATTTTGTTCTAGTTGAAGTTTTCTAGCGTACGTTGTTGTCCCCTCTTTTCCTACTAAGTATCGTATCTTATCTTTGACTAAACTCTGGTTATAGACCCATTCGTCCTCAAAGATCTGAATTAGTCTTATACCTAAAGATTCAGCTAATTCCGTTTTGTTTAAATGATACCGCTTATCTTTCCCCATAGACTCGCTGTGCCAATACAGTCCGTTATATTCGAACGCCATATTTAGCGATGGGATAAAAATATCGCATTCTTTCCCTTTGAGAACTCTTTTTTCGACTTCAAACTCTACCCCTAGACTAGCCAGGTAAGCTTGTATTTCTAGTTGTCCTTTAGAATTTTTAGGACTGCATCTAGGGCAACCCTGTCCCTTCATAGTGTCCCCCATTCTTTGACGGTGGGGTCCATGCGTCGGACAGGTTATAGTTATAAACTCTTTATTACTAGACGCCTTAACCAGTTCTTCCTCTACGAAAGATAACTTGTCTGCATGGACGTGTTTAAGTTTTAAAGCCCTATACTTATAGTAGTCTACTTCTCCGAAATTCATCGTAGCTTTGTTTAGTATAATAGCATTCTTGCTGCACACTGGACAAAGCGGATTGTTTCTAAAAATGTCCTGGGGCCGGGTTTGAAATTCAGCGTTATGCCTAGTACAAATTACTGTACTTTCCCCGTAGGCCCCCTTATACTCGAATTTGGAGAAATCAAACTTGTCTCCCCAAATTGCCTTAGCTTTTTGAACGAATATCTCTTTATCCCTAAGCCTCCCCGAACAATACGGACACCCGCCCCCTCCTACGTGATATTGAGCTCTCTGCTCGAAGTCTTTTCCGCAAGTTTTACACCCTAACAGAACCTTGTCTTTCAAGGTGATGAAGTTAGGCAGGACGATTTTGGAATAGTCGAATTTCTCGGAATTCCCTTGCGGCAATCGCCTCATAAACTCAGCAAACGTCTGTTCAGCAGTGTTGTGTCGAGCGAAAGTTCTACACTTACGGCAACCGTTTTCGTTTCTTACAAACGACTCCCACGTCGTAAAGAAAGAGCCATGTTCCGGACAGATTACCTCGAACTTCTCTCTTATCCCGAATTCTTCCGGAACCTTGCTTAAATCAAACTTCCCATTATGCTTTACTCTGTTGAGTTCTTCGATCTTGTTCTTTTTCATACATTGCTATTATAAGACTAAAAAGGACCGCTTGGTCCTCGAGGTTACCCCCTCAAAGTGAACTTGGCCAAAAGGTCATTGGTAACGGCTGCCGCTGCCTTCTCCTGTTCCAGCGTGGGTTTCGGCTCTTGACTGGAGGCACCGAATTTAGTCTGGTTTCTCACCGCAACCAAAGTCACCCCCACTTTGATCAAGACCTCGACCCCTTCTGCTTTCAAAACTTCGAGTTTGCGAATGTGTTCTGACAAGTCTCGCCTGCCAGGATCGTTGTACGGTAGCCGTAAAATGACGCCTCTCAGGGCTCCTATCACTTTTTCAACGCGGATAGGAACGTTATCTGGTAGGTGTAACATGCGAAGACTCCTATAAGGGTTTATGTACTTGTCTTATACCAAAGAGAGGCGCGGTAAGCTAAAAAGAGCACAAGGCTCTTTTCTTACTGTCCCGCGTTCTCGGTGCGGTAGATTCTCATCCACGCCCGATCCAGGACCTCATACACGTGGTTCTCTTTCTCTATTTCGCGGGTTAGACGACGTCTCTCCTGAATTCTCCAAAAAGGACAGACATCAAGTCGGGCGGTTAGTTCGACAATCCTGTCGGCAGCAACAGTTTGCAAGTTGCTTAAGCAGTTGAGTGTATTACCTAAAGGATGTTTCACACGTATCCCCTTACTCTCATCAGAGTTCGTCCAAGTTTGTTTTGCCCTATACCCCCACACACTCCCCAATAGATGTCACCCCACCAGTTGGTTTCCTCCAGGTGCTTGGGATCAGTCTCTTTCAGCAAACGTTTGATGGCCTCGTTCTGCGAAAATTTGGCGTAAACGACTCGTTCCATGGCTTCGTCTCGGAGGTTCTCCCAGTCCGGGATCAGAGTTACTACCGTGGTTCCGTACTTTTTAGCCTCAGCGGCCGTCAGGGTTGTCAAGTGTCTCTTCTGTTCCGGGTCGACCGTCTTGAGGCTCATGTAAGCTGCTTCAGATGAGCCGAAGACAAGCCCGTCTAACTCCACGGTCGCCGGATGAAAGTTAGACAAGAATCTGTAAGGTCCGAAAAAACCGAGAATCGACACCTCGGTTACCTCGGGCACAACAACCCCCAGTTCATTCAAGAAATCACTACGAGTGGTCTTCACTGTTCGACTCATCTATCAGCTCCTTTTCTAGTACGGGTGATTCGTCGTTAAATAGAACACCCGCCAGGTTTGCGATGGTGGTTAACGACGGGTAGTTTACCTCCTCCACTGCGGTTCTGAGTATAGGCCCCTCTGGAGGCTTCCAGTTAGGTATCTGTCTCAGGCGAGTGAGTTCCTCTTCAGTAAAGTCTCGGGAGACTGTCCTTCTCTTGTAGTAACTACCCCTCTTCGCAAAATTGGGTAGGTCATCCCAGACGATACCTTCTTCGAACAACAGTCCTTTCCGTTGAGAAGTTGATAGGCCGTGTAAGGTCTTCCCGGAAAACTTGGAGGACGCAAGGGCCGAAACACTGTTTTTCGTAGCATCCATCTCCCTCCATAGAAAGTTCTCCGCTGCAAGTCTCGCATTGGGTACTGACCATATTCTAGCGTCAAACGTAGGTAGCTGCTCTAAGTAAGACGGCGGTAGAGTTTTGGTAATTTCCTTGTTAAAGACGACGCTTGCCGTAGCCGCCAGACTAGAGGTTAACTTGGCTATACGACCCGAAAATATAGGCAGAAGATGCGTGTCCGAAGCGGGGAGCCAAACCAGGGTTATCTCGTCCGACTGAGTATAGCCCAGGTTGGGTGTAAAACGCCGTACAAGCTCTTTTGTGGTCTCCTGCATAGCCTCGGCTAGGCGAAGGTCAAACGGCCGCGCCAAGCCCTTTGTGAAGGTGTGGAAGGCCCGCCCGTCCAACCTCGCTAAGACCGGGAGTCCCGGCATTAGCGTCCTTGTCGCCTCAATGGTCTCAAAAGCCTTTTGAGTATCCCCTAAAGTATCAAAGTCAAGTCTCTTCACGTGATTGCTGCTCCCCTTTTACAAAGTCTATTCCGTAGAGAAGAGCCTCCTTCAAATATGCCTCCGGCCAAGAACACTTTGACCTTCTTGGAACAAAGGTCACTGAGCTTCAGCTCATCAGGGCAGGTGATGATTCTCATTTTGAGCGACTCCAAAGATCGGACCACTTGTTCACTAGAGCCGGCAGACTGCGTAGCAACGTTTTGTTCCAAAGTTTGTTGATACTAGTATTTTCCAGTAAGTCTTGAATAATTATCGCGGCCCCGACTACTAGAATGACCACTGCGATGACCGCTGAGATAACCTGAATAACAGGCAAGGCTGAGACCAAGAAGATAATACATAGGTGTTTGACCCGGTAGTCTTCGTCCAGAACCGAGTAGAGGCTCCAAAGAACAAAGCTCACCAGCCCTGCAGTGCAGTAGACCCAGTCAAAGGGCAAAGGAATGCCTGAGAATAAAGGAGTTGTCATGTTCGATCTTTCATGTAAGAAAAGGGCCGAAGCCCTTTCCGTGTTAGGCCGCGAGCAGCCGTTCTTTGATTTCCGCAAAAGGTGTGTTCACAAGGAAGTTGCCGTCTTCCAGCCCCACCCTCAGAGAACCGGTGTCTTCCTCATCCCAGTCGACCTGGTCTACGAGGATGAACCTTTCACCTTCCGCCTCCTGCGCCCTCAAGACCTTGAGCAGCCCCCTGGCAGATTTCTTGGTCTTGTCAACGTCAGTAGCAGGGTCCTTGGCCATTTCCCGGCCGACCCCGTTGACCACTGCAAAAGTGGCCTTGATTGCCGCACCCAGCGTGTCCCGGGTAATGTACTGGTAGGTATAGGAGCCGATACCGAAGACGATGTTGCAAGACGCAAATCCCTTCTCTTCGAGCCGTTTCAGCACGGCCAACGCGATCTCCGGAGTGATGGAATCTCCGTATATCAAGCCGACCCGCTGACTGACAGCCTTGTAGCCCTTGCTTGTGATCTCGCCGCCGAACTCGTCCCAGAGACAAGCCACCGCTCCTTTTTGTTGAGGAGTCGGAGTCACTTCTTTGAATATCGGTTCCGTCGGGCTAGCGGCGGGGTTCTCAACTACCTGGTAGTACTTCCCCCGGTGCTCGACCACTATCGGCTCTACCCCGAATACCCCGCGACGCACCTGGTCCTTACCGACCTCCAAGTAAATGGACTTCAGGCCGTCCCAGTCCAGAGACTTGACGCTGCGAGCGGTGCCGCAAATCACGTCGGCCGGATCGCCAGAGTCTGGGCGGAACACTACTTTGGACAGGCCCAACGCATTGAACTTGCGGCCTAGAATCACCGGCTTGAGTTTTTGAGTCACCTCCGTGATGACATGCCAGAAGTCCCAAGTATCGGACACGATGGACACCACGCCATCCTCGAATTCTGGTAGGGTGATGATGCGACGGATAGTATCCACTTCTCCGTCCTTCCCGTCCACACACATGACGGCATGCTCCGACGCTCCCACCGAGCCGCCGTTGAAAGAGTCCTTGCCTTGGTAGACAAAGTCGATCCAGTCCATGGACGAAACGGAGTCGGTGCCCAGGAATGACGTGCTGTGGCCGGAACAGCTTTTGGCTGCGTCCATCATGCCGCTCATGCCACGGTCAGCAAAACAATGGCCTTGCCAGTCGATGAAGTCCTTGGGGGAGCCCGTCTTCTCGGCGTAGTCAGTCAGCATTCGCCGATAGGCGTGCGCAATGGTAGCCACCGTCATGGGCTTCCAGATTTCGTTGGAGATGTTGGTCTCCAGTCCGTTGGTCAACCAGAAGTAGTCGGGTAACGTGTTGACGATCGTCAGGAAAGGGACTCCGACATTGACCCGAGACCCTTCCGGCAACATCTTGACCCGGATGGGGAGGTAGCCGAGATCGTGGAGGTCGGCCAGGTGCTGCACGTAGGCTTCCTTGCCGGTAAAGGCCGGGACGCGATTGCGGTACTGAGCGAGGACCTCCTCTTTCGGGCGAGTGAAGAACGTCTCATCCCAGAGGGCCACGATCTCTTTCATGGCCGCCTCCACACCGTACACCACGTACTTGTTGTCGCGGTATTCTGCTGGGATCTTCAGGTGCTTCATGTTGCGAACCGTGAAGTTGGAGTAGACGTACTCCGTACCTTTCGGGTACATTGGCCTGTGGTTCAGCTTGTAGGCGTCCAGGCAGTGGGGTGCAAAGAGGCGGAACATGCTGCGTCTTTCCCGGTTGGGAGTAGTGCGAAGCTCGAAGGGGCGAGCTGCAGCTGAAAGGCTTGACGGGGCGATTTCGGTAGACATGGAGGAGTCCTTTCTGGTCGGGGTTAAATCTGCACAATACGGGCGGGCCACGTAGAGGGAAACATGTTGGCAACGAAGATGCCGTCGATGTGGTCGAGGAGAGTGTCGAAGCCGGAACTAAAAATCCCATGGGTGACATACAGGTATATCTTCCCACTGGTCTTCGGGCGGAGGGCCTTGGCCAACTCGATGAAGGTGCGGCCTCCGTCCAGGATGTCGTCGAGAATCAAGAAGTTCTTGTCCCCAACGTGGTCTGTGTAGGCCACTGTTCCGGTTATCTCACCAGTCTTGGTGTTGCGGATTTTGTCAGCCCGTACCAGCTGTTCGATACCAAGACTGATAGCCGACTCTCCGGTTTTCTTCAAGGCTCCCGCATCAGGTGAGACCAGAACGGTCTGTTCGGGCTTCAGCCATATAGGGGCAGGTCCCGCAACGCCGCCCACTGGGGTTAGTTTCGGGGAGAACAGTCTCCGAACGAAGTCTTTCTGTGGAATGACCTTGATGTTGTTCACCAGAGCGGCAGTGACGTCGCTGTGGGGATCCCAAACGGTCACCTGCGAATATTGTTGCAGGTTTATCAGATCAGCCATGACCTTTACGGACAGGGCTTCTCCAGGATTCATTCGACGGTCTTGCCGGGCATACGGGAAATACGGCAGTGTCAGTTCTATCTGCTTACCGGGAACGTAGGCCTTCAGTGCTTCGGTTACCAGCAGCAACTCCATTACGTCGTTTGAACTCCGGACGTTGGCATAAATCCTTGGCGTCAGGTCTGAGTTGATCGGTCCCGCCTGCAAGGCAACGTGAACTTCTCCCCCTGAGAATATCCTTTTGTCGTAAACAATTTGGGCGTTCCCTACGGTTATTCTCATGGCTTCACCTTTCAATGGTTAGTGGTTGCGGGTTGTAAAATCAAGACAAATCTAGGTCCTTGGAAATGTGCTGTACGCGCTCATGACTCGAGACTTCACCTGTTCAGGGGTCCAGATCGTCACCCATGAAAACGGAGGCCCAAACATCGAGGACACGTGTTTCATGAACTTCCCAAGTTCCTTTTCTTTTAAGCCAGTCCACTCGGACACAAGTTCACCGTTATAGAGTAGCTTGGCTTCTTTTCTCATCTCAGCCTCCCGTATGAATCTCTCATAGGCTAGCCTTGCACCAGTGAACTCTGAAAAGATCCTAGGTAGGTAAATTGATTTGTCTTTGTCAAATTTGAACTCAGGAACTTGAGTGGTCTTTATGTACTCCAAGAAACCCCTGTAGGTACTACGCTTTTTATCACGTATTCTGTTCGCGTGGTTCAGATTCTCGTACTGAAAGATCTCCCTGGAAAAGTACATGGAGCTACATACAAACTCGTAGATGTCTGCCAAAGTGTCGAAGCCTCGATCATACCGACGGGACTCGAGACCCAAAAACTCAAGTATGAAATGAAAGTCCTTGCTAAGCAAAATTTCACCCACGACTTGGTCCTCATATCTAACGGGCAGCCACAAACCTTCTGGGCCGTACTTTAGGCCAAAGGCTCTCGATAACTTGCCGAGCAAGTTACCTAGATCGTTATACGAGTAGTAGTACCTGGCGGGGGCCAGATCTAGTCTCGTTGGCACGGGGATCAAATCTACCTGAAGGTTTTTGTACAAAAGAGACAGCGTGTCTCCGTTTGCAACGTGAGGGGGATCTTCAAATAACCGCAGAATAGACTTGTGGGTCTTTTTCGTTAAAGGAAATACTAGAATGTCCAAATCCCCGAAATCGGTCTTTTGCCTGTAACTAGGTATGGCTCGAGTATGAAGCGGGAATTCGTGCCCATCCAGAATTCCGAAGACTTCTCGGCTCAGTTGTTCGTATTCTTCTGCCGCGTGTCTTCTTGCCCCTTCCGAGGCCAATGCGTTTCCACCCATTGTTAATCCTTACATTCTTATACCATTGATAGGTTGTCTTAACTAAACTAAAAAAAGCCCCACCTAGGCAGGGCTTTTCAAGTCACAGACCAGCGAACTCGCTAAGGGCTTTGGGGGCCTGCGTGTCGAATCCGACGAAGTCCAACATGTACGGGTCTTTGGGGTCCGCAATTGAGAACTTCGTTGCAGTGAATGCGACTACTGCCAACTTGGACTTGGGCAGGCTCATCTTATTCCTGTACATGCGTAACGCCTCCGAAGGATGCTGTGAGTTACGGTTAGTTTCGTTGTCCGTGTAGACGGCGAAGCAGTCGACGGGGATGCTCCGAGTCATTGCAGTGAGCATTGGGAGGGAGCAGTCCGTGTTTCCGAAGGGTAGCCCGATAGTTTTTATCCTAGCGGAGTCAAACGTGTCATCCTTTGTTATGTCCAAAGGAACAAGCTTGTCGGTAAAACCCATGACCATAGTGTTGCGTTCTGCTTTTACTGTGGCCAAGGCCATGCACGCTGCCGCATCTCTACAGGTCAGGCCCGGTAC